CCATGTTAGGGTGCAAATGGGACTAGCGAACCGGGAGATGAGCTAGAAGAGTCTGAAGCCAAACGCATATGACCTCATCATCTCCAAGCAAACAGAGCTCTCCGGAATAATCACCAAATGCGCCACTGAGAATCGCGCACCCACCCCCGAAGAAAAAACCCAGCTGGACACTCTCAAAGCAGAGATTGAGGCTATTCGCTCCGAATGGGAGTCGGCTGGCCGAGCTGCTTTCCTCGCCACGCTTGGCGCACCTGTCGCGAAGGCTGACGCCGGCCAGGTGGTTCTAAAAAGCGATGCATCTTTTGCGAAGCACCTCGAGGGCAGCTATCCAGACGAGTTCAAGGGCTTGTCGCTCGGCAAGCTGATTCGCGGCTATGTCACCGGCGAATGGTCGGGCGCGGCCGCTGAACAGAAGGCCATGGGCAGCAGTCCGCTGTCTTCGGGTGGCATGATGATCCCGACGCCTCTTGCGGCTGAGGTGATCGACCTCGCTCGAAATCAGACGCGGCTGATCCAGGCTGGCGCGATCACTATTCCCATGAGTACTGCAACGCTGAAGTATGCACGTCTCAACCAGGATGTGACGGCTAATTGGACCACTGAAGCTGCGAACATCGCACTGAGCGCGGCGGCATTCGATTCCGTTACGTTTACTGCTCGCAAGCTGGCGGCGCTGGTGGCCATCAACAACGAGCTCCTCGAGGATGCGACTAACGCGGATTCGGTGATTCAAATGTCGATCGCGAAGGCACTTGCTTTGGCGCTGGACTTCGGCGGTTTGTATGCAACTGGCGCGGCGCCACAGCCGCAAGGAGTGCATGGCATCATTCCCACGGTTGCGTCAGGCGGCACGCTCACCAATTTCGACAGCTTCCTGAGCGCGATCGCCGCTATACGCGGATTGAACTTCGAGCCGAACGCGGTTCTGTACAGTGCGCGGACTGCCGATGCGCTTGCAAAGCTCAAAACAGGGCTTTCCGGCGACCAGCGTTTTCTTCCTCCTCCGACAGACTTCGCGAATCTGCAGAAGTACGTCACCAACCAAATCCCGAACAATCTTGGGTCTGGCACCAATGAGTCTCAGGCGTTCGTCGGGCAGTGGGACCAGCTGGCTCTCGGCCTGCGTGCCTCCATACAGATCGAAGTCTCTCGCGAGGCGGGATATTTCGATGGCAGTGCTCAGCAGTCGGCTTTCTCGAAGGATCAAACAATCATTCGGGCGATCCTGCGTGCTGATTGGCAGCCGCTCCACCTCGGAGCATTTGCCGAAATTACCGGCATCACCTCTGTCTAAAACGCACTGTTGCGGCCGAGCCTTAGACCAACCAGTCTGGGCTCGGCGCTTCCAAGATCCGAGGGAGAGCAATGCTCAAAGAATTCACTCAATTTGTTCGTAAGTCGGCGGCGAAGCTATTTACATGGCCGAACAGGTACATCTCGGAGCGCGGAAACACTGCATTCTCAGCCTCCGGGCATCTCGTCACCCCTGAAAAAGCTATGACGTGCTCGGCTGTCGCAGCCTGCGTCCGCCTTCTCTCGGAGACCGTCGCTGCGCTTCCGCTTCACGTTTATCGAGACATGGGAACCTCGAGCGGCGTATCTGCAGACCATCCTGTCTACAACCTGATTCATTCCAAACCTAATGATTTTCAGACCAGCTTCACCTGGCTGCAGCAAGCCATAACGCAAGTTTTGCTGCACGGTAATTTCTATGCGTATATCGATCGCGACTCTTCCGGCACTCCTACTGCGCTCTGGCCGCTTCATCCTCAGGGCGTCGTTGTCGAGGCCGTCGACGGTGAAGTGCGATATCGCTATTTCTACGGCGGTCAGAGAAACGATTTCTCTTTCAGAGACGTTCTTCATTTCAAAGGACCATCTCTCAACGGCCTAGTGGGCTTGTCGATCGTCAACATGGCTCGCGAAGGCATCGGGCTCTCTTTGACTCAGGAGCTTCACGCCTCAAGTCTGTTTAGAAATAGCGCGAGGCCTGGCCTTTTGCTGCAGTATCCGACCTTTCTCACTCCTGAACAGCGCACCCAGATTCGAGGCAGTTTCCAGGAGCAATTCGAAGGCGCGATGCAGTCAGGGAAAACGATGGTCCTTGAAGGCGGCGTGACTGTCCAGCCCGTCGGGTTCACAAATGAAGACGCTCAGTTTCTAGAGAGTCGCCAGTTCTCCGTCATTGAAATTGCTCGATGGTTCCGAGTGCCTCCAACCATGATCGGCGACATGACGCGCGTTAGCTACAGCAGCTCGGAGAGCGAGATGCAATTGTTCGCAATGCATTCGCTGGTGCCTCTGTGCGCGAACCTTGAGGCAGAGTACAACGCAAAGCTACTGCCCGAACGGACGCAATTCTTCGTCAAGTTCGATGTGAACTCGATTGTTCGGGGCGATCAGCAGAGCCGATATACGGCATACGGTCAGGGACTGGCGGCGGGCTTCCTCACCGTTGCAGACGTTCGCCAGGCGGAAGGTCTGCCGTTTATCGAGGGCACAACCAAACTCAACCGACCAGCAAACATGGTCCCACACGAAGGAGGTAGTAATGCAGGAATCTCTGAGCCAGCAGCTTGAAATCAAATCGCTCGAGGAAGACGGTAGCTTTGAAGGATTGGCGGCCGCATACGGTAATGTCGACAGCCAGGGTGATCGAATCGAGGCCGGCGCCTTCAAGGGTGCGGAAGGCGAGAAGATTCCTTTGTTGTTCGCACACAAGACAGATCAGCCCGTAGGCTTCGCCACGGTCACGGAGACGCCTCAGGGTCTCATGGTGAAGGGGAAGCTTCTCCTCGATACCGTCGCAGGCGCCGAGGCCTATTCCCGATTGAAGGCTGGTGTGCTCAAGGCGCTGTCCGTAGGATTCAGGCTGCCCAAGGATGGCTTCAGCATCAAGGCGGGCGTCCGCGTGATCTCGAAGGCGATTTTGAAGGAGATCTCGCTGGTTGTCTTCCCGGCAAATCCTCTTGCCGAGGTAACGGCGGTAAAGCATGACGAACATGGACCGTCTCCGCTTTCATCGTTGCTGGGGTGGATGTGATATGCCACCTCCCACACCAAGCCTTCTTCTGAGCCAGAGCACGCCGGCTGCTCCTTCTGGCGACCAGAATGCTGTATTTCAGACGGATGGGATGGTCCCGCTGCAGTCGATCTCCGTCTACCCCAAGCAGGCGACGAGCTCGCTGCGTGGCACTGTGAAGCCTGATGGGACGACGATCACGGTTGACGGCTCTGGTGTCATCTCAGCGACTGGCATTACGGCGCTGACTGGAGATGTTACGGCTACCGGCCCGGGCAGTGCGGCGGCGACACTCGCTGCGACCGCAGTCGTACCGGGAAGCTATACAAGCGCAAACATCACAGTCGACGCCAAAGGTCGCATCACCTCGGCAGCCAATGGAACAGGCGGCGGTGGCGCTGTGTCGAGCCTGACGACTTCAGGCACATCCGGCCCTGCAACCCTTGTCAGCAGTGTGCTGAATATACCCGTGTACGCCGGCGGCGGCGCTTCAACAACTCACTCTGAATCGCTCACCGACGGCAACAGTAATTTTATCTTCGCCAATGGCGACATCATCACTGTAATAGGAGTTCCAAATTAAATGAGCACACTTGGAAGTGTCATCCTCAAAGGCGTCTATTCTGCTATTCCAACTGCTGGCATCGCAGGCCGACTGTACTTCGCCACTGATACCGGGATCACCTGGTACGACAATGGCTCATCCTGGGTCAACGTGACGATTGGAGCTACGCCAGGCACAAACGGCTATGTGTTGACCTCTACGGGGGCAACGACAGCACCAACCTGGCAGCCATCCGCAGCTGGTGGCAGCGGGGTGAATCCATTCGGGGTGCAATTCACCCCGCCTCCGCCAGTAAGCACGTTGACGTGGATCAATCAAGGGGGTGCCACCGCTGCCGATCAAAACTTTGGGATATTTATGAAAGCTCCCCCTAATTCAGGGGATAGCCTTCGCTGCCTTGTGAAGTCGGCCTACCCGTCTACTCCGTACACCTTCACTGTCGCGGCCTGCTTTGATCTCGCTCAGGCCAACTTTGCAATTGGGGGCATATGTCTTACAGACGGTACGAAATTTGTCACCTTCTCCTATGGATGGGCCAGCGGCATCACTAACGCGGTCTTTCACTGGAGCAATGCGACCACCAATTCTGCCGCAGCCTACGGTCCTACTACTGCCCTACAGAATCAACTTATATGGCTTAGATTGACTGACGATGGAACCAACTTTGTTTTCTCGACGTCAGTCAACGGAGTCGATTTCACCACGCAAGTGCTATTGACCGAGAGCCGCACCGCATATATGTCCGGAGGTCCGACTAAAGTAGGCATCTTCCTTGATCCGAATAACGCCAGTCACGGCATGAGCGGGCAATTTCTCAGCTGGACAGGGATCTAGTGCTTCGC